CCCTGACCAGCCAACACGTCGTGAATTCGCTGAGAGCGTGAAGGAAAACATCGTGGGTCATGGGGAGCCAAGCGTGTGGGCTGGGCTTTCGTGGAAGTTGGAGAATGGGAAAACCCGAGCTATATATGGTTGTGATACGAGAAGTTACTTTACGTTCGACTACTTGCTCAGGCCCATAGAGGCAGTGTGGCGTAACAAGTCTGCTCTACTAAATCCTGGGCTAAACCTGCAGAGTACTTTGTATCCGGAATTGGCCGACAGAGGCCCGTTCTACTATATGTTAGACTTTGATGACTATAACTCGCAACATACCTTGGAGGCTATGAAGATAGTTATAGAGGAAGCGACTCGCGGGGCTCCGGAAGATATAAGGGAGTGGGCAATAGCTAGCTGGGACAATATGAACGTAAGGTGGGTGTCTGATAAGACTGGTAAACTGGAAGTCAAGAGAATGGTGGGAACACTGCCATCAGGACATCGTGCTACTACGTTCGTGAACACGATACTAAACGCCGCCTACTGCCGAGTAGTGATGGGTGAGTCGTATAGTCAGTTAGGTGCTTATCATGCTGGCGACGACGTAATTATGTGGGGGCCCCATGGGCCACTGAGTAAAGCTATCGCCGGTGTAGAGCGGTCCACTTTGAGGGTGAATAGGTCAAAGCAATCTATCGGTAACGTTTCCGGGGAGTTCCTACGAGTTGCTTTCAACAAGAAGGAGGCCAGGGGGTATTTAGCTAGGGCAGTTTCGGGATGTGTTTCAGGTAGCTGGGTCACTGAAGCCCAAGTAGCTCCTCGCTCATACTTAGATAATTTTACTAGGATGGCATGGACCATGGCTAACCGTAGTGGGGTTAGAAACGCAGGTGCTGTTCTAACACACTCCCTGATGGATAGGATGGACGTCAGCGAGAGTGAGGCTCATGCCATCTGCACAAACAGGGTGAGCGTCGGAGGATCACCGATCATGGACGATGATCCGAATCCTTGGACGCGCTATGATATAAGGGGTGGTAACCCCAAGTTCGGCAGGGTTGATGCTGGTAGTAATTGTTACGCTACCGAGGATTATTTGCACAACCATGTTGACATGAAATTACTTGAGGGCGCAGGAGTGAATCCTGGAG